GTGACATTTGCATCTGTAATGCTTGCAGTTACAACTGTATTTGCACCAAGACTTGCAAGAGCTGTTCCTGGGATACTTCCAGCATCAATTAATGAAACACCTTTTTCAATTAATGCTTTTGCAGTAACTCGTTTCGTCTCCGATGCGCTCCCATCAACGATGGCGAGTTCATCTGTTGCAGCAATATTCGCTTCCGCTAAGGAAGGTAATTGACTTATCTGAAGGTCGGCCATTCGTTTTCTTCTCTTTCTAACAGTTTAACGATAGTTACATATTAAGTCGCATCGTCCTCTAAGAAAATTTTACTTCCATCTTCTTGTAATAAGTAATCTGTAGATTCTTGTAATAAGAAGCCAGGTGTCGATCCAACTTTTAACTGAAATGAACCAGAAGTAACAAAATCAATATTTGTTTTGACAATTCCTACGTTTGGAACAGTAACAACACAACTCGTAACCTGACCTTCAACTTCATACCAGACATTATTTGTTGAACCCGCAGATTCTCTATAAACGAAAAAACGTCCTAAGAAATCTGCACCCTGTTGAATCCTTAGGACTAAACGAGCTAAATAAGCAGCAAATTCCTGATCAGTTGAATAATCAGAATCAGTTGCAACATAACGATGCTCCCATAAGCAACTCATAGAACCTTGTCCAGAGATGCGACCTGCTTCGTATTGCCGTTGAAATTCTTCCCCTAACAACCCAATCTGAACCTGTTCTCGTTGTGTTGTGAAATCAAAACTTTCAACACGAGCAAGAGGTCGATAAGAAGTATTTCTTGCCTTTAATAAAATCTCTTTAGAAGAAGAAGGTGCAACAAGAGTTAACGCATTTGATGCTCCACCAGATACTGCATGAGCAAAGGTGTTGTATAAACGCATCCCTCCAACATCATCAACATGAACAAACCAGCTTCCATCGGGATAGCTATGACCGTTGACAAGTTCTAAGGTGCTTCCGTCTTTTGTCGAAATTTCAATTTTGTCACCTGTGATGATATTGCCCGCAGCAAAATCAACAGAAAATCTTTTTCGACTTGTATTGACATCACCAGTATCAAGCGTTGTTGTCAGCGCATACTCCAAAGAAGTGCGCTGTAATTCAACAAAACCTGTTTTACCTTCATAAATGGGCATTAGATCGAAACAGCGTTAGGAGCACCATCTACTTCAAAACTAATATCAGCTTTAATGATTTCACCTTGAGCACTACTGATTCCAGCATTTGTAATAACACCAGTCACAGTAATGTATTTGACTGTTCCTTGATAATCTTTGAAACCTAATTTGAATTTTGCCGTAGAAGAAACAGCCGCAACACCTGCAACACTTGCAGAAGTTCTTGCCTTAATAATTTTATCTAACAATGTTTTCGCATCGCTAGTTCCACCTGCATCGCTGTAGTAAGCAACTGTGCAATTACCACTCATGCTGCGTAAACCGGCGATAACAGTGCGATCTGTATCACCAAGAGAGGTTGTATCAAGAGTTGATTGAGTTGCAGTTAATGACCAGCTTTCAACCCTTGCAGAGACAGAGTTACTGTCATCCAAGTAAAGCTGACCATCTTTCCCGCTATAAAAAGCCACGACCTAAAGTCTGAACATTGCGCTTATTCTAAGGTGCATCTAGGCAAGCAACAAAACTACAACTAACATTACTTATTCCTGGGTAGACACTTGTAACCTTTGGAGGCTCTGAATATCTCCATTTTAATTCTGTTCTTTCAATAAAAAACGACTGCAATTCACTATCTGCCCCTTCTATTACATTTGTTCCATTAAAAGTAACTTCATCCCAAATTGAATTAACAGCTTCGTAATTAGAAAGAATACTTGCAGCTTGAACATCTGTAATATTGCTAAAACCTAATGTCAAAGTTGCACTTGTTCTGTTTTTTCCATAACGAATAACAGTCTTAACGCCATTTTGAGCTTCAAATTCTGTCTGTGGATACGTTCCAGGGCTATAACTTCTTGAGGTAGGAGTTGGGACGGTAGTAGGAAAAGATGCCATTTAAAGTCCTCTTAATTCAGGGAAACGTGTAAGGTAATCAACCCCATTAACAGCAGAGTTGGGATTTGCATGATAAAGAACTGCCAGCCTTGATCCAATTAAAGGTACATGACTAGCCGCTATTTGGATAAATCCTTCCTCACCATAGGTAATAGATTCAACTTTATAAATCCTGTCTTCAGTTGTGCTATCAACTTGAGCAAATAATTTATTAGTTAAACCAAGTGAGTTCTTACCGTCACTACCTACAGAAAAAGTTTTTTCTTCTATCCCTCCTAAAGTTCCTGGTGTCCAACAATAAGTATTAATTGAACCACTAATATCTGATCTTGAAACAACAACTCCCTCTCCATCAATACTTCCATTATTAAATCTGCTCGTATGAGTTACTTCTGTTAAGACTCGAATATAGTCTCCAGCAAGCAATCCAAATACTGAACTTGGAGGAGTATCAAAAACGATTCCATGATCTACTTCTTTCCTGATTGACAAAGCAATAGCAGCAAATAATTTTGCATGAGAATCACTTGTACACCAATTACTTAAATCAAAGACTTCCTCTGGTAATTGTTCTGCTTTTGGATAAAAAGTTGACCCATCTTCACCTGTAGGATTGTAAGCATAGGTTTTTGCAACATTTTCTGGAAAACCAGCTAATCCTTTACTGTTTTTATCATCTTTTCTATGTATAACAGTTGCTTTAAACATTTTTCTTTCTTCTGGAGTTAAGAAAGTAACTTTTATATCTTTCATATTTCCATCAGTAAATAAAGCTTTTACATTAATTCCTTTGTTATCAATAGTTGCTTCGTAATCAATCTGATAATCATCTTTGACAGGGAAACTTGGTCTTAGGCTAAAACGACCACCTAATATTGAAAAATCTAAGAAGTTATAAGCAGCATTTTCAAATATAAATTCTCTTAAATTAAATTTATTATCAATAATTCCGTTCCAGAAGAATCCATTAGCTCTACAATATCTAGCTCCTTCAATCATGCTGGCACGATCTACACCATCATGCCCTACAACATCTCCAGCTCCGTAAGATGTATTTGTTAATAAATCATGTGCGATCTCTACAAAATTATCAGAAGAAGCAATTAAAGAATTTCTAGTTAAATAACCTGTTCCAGAAATGTAATTATGATCTGGAATCAAACGATCTACCATTATTCCTTCTTTTATAAAGGCAGAAAAAGAATTAAAACTACTTAACGTATTTGTCGCTCCAACACGAATACCAGCTATTGCTAATTTCTCATAATTAATTTGTGGATTACTACTATTCCCTGCATGAACAATCTCATTAACATAAGTCAATTCATGTTCAGGGCCATTTTCATGGCTTGAAGATTCTGAATCGAATAAGAAATAATCAGCTATAGCATTATTTGGATTATGTCTAACAATTGACCAATAATTTGTATAGAAATCAGCCGTTCCATCTCCTCCATCCATTCTCCAATCACTATGAGTATCTGTATCTGGAACTTCTATTACTGGTGGAACTATTGTAATTCTTAAAGTTACGGAAGGAGATTCACTATCAACAGTTACCGTATCTTGATCTTGATAACCTGTACCTGCTGTAAATATTGTGTACTCTTTAAACGTATCAGTCCCATCAGTTGTTTTCTTTACGTTAACTGTTAAACCTGTTCCACTACCTTTAGTTGTTGTTGTTGTTCTTGTAGTTGTAGTAACTGTTATTGAAGGAACTTTATTTGATCTTTGAACAGAAATTGCATATAAATTACTACCAGCAGATGATCCAGATTTTCTCCAGTCAGCCCCTCCTCCCCAAGAAGAAGGGTTTCTTGCAACTCTAAATCTATGCCATATACCTGTTCCATCTCCATTACTATCAACTTCTTCTATAGGATCTGTCCAATCGTTATCTCTATAAGGCTTATATCCTGTTGGCCGATCATAGAAAACTTGTTGTCCACTAATTAAAGTACCTCCAAAGCTGAAATACCACCTTGTTGTTGCACCCATAGGTATAGATGTCGCAACAATTCCTTTTTGTGGGCTGAAATATGAATTACCAACAATAGGAGTTCCTTTAAAATTGTAATTAGTTACATTTGTCCATGTTCCTTGCTGATTATTAGTTCCAATACCTGTATAAGTAGTCGAATTGTCAGGTATAAACGCTCCAGAAATATAGGCATAAGTTAAATCCTCATCAACAGGGATAGTTCCTGATTCAGTAGGGTATAACTGACTAACAGGGCCAGTAATAGGAAGAGCTACTCCATCATCATCTAAAGCAACACCTAATCCTCCTCTATCCCATTCAGGATTATTAGTAAATTCATTTCCTTCATCTATATTTGAAGGCAAAGATTCAACTTTGGCATGGTATGAAATTTGCAGCCCTAAATTATAATTTGTATCTCTTCTTACTTGAGCTGTGTAATCTAAAACATGAACAATACCAGAATAATGATTTAAAACTACATTTCCAGCAACAGGTGAAAATCTAAACTCATATTGACTAGGATTTAAATGTTTAATATTAATTGAATTATATTGAGCAATAGGAGAAGAACCTTTTATACAAAGAACTGTATTACTTATATCTGCAAATTTATCTCCAGAATTTAATCTTTTTGCTTGTACTTTGAAAAAGCTTAAACGCTTAACATATTTACTAACAGCTCCTAATTGAATTGAACCATTCTTGTCTTCATAACTTCTAATGCGTTCTTGAGAAGGCATTTCATTAACATTAGGAAAACCATTTATCTTTCTCCAAACCTTACTTTTTAAGCCTATTTGTGTAATGTCACATTTTCTTGCATTTGAAAAAGTTGCAAGTTCTACTTTTTGAACAACTAAAGATTTATAAGGTAATTGTGTTTGATCTGTATTTCTAAATTCTAAATAGCCAGGCTCATCAGCTTCTAATTTAATTGCTTTTTGAAAACCTTGATTGCCAGAAACCCATCTATTTCCATTATCTTCCTCAGTTACAGTCATTAAAGTTGAACCAACCATATATTGTTCTCCTAAAGCCATTGCATCATCAACATTTTCTCTAGTTGTATCTGCAACAGATTTTGCATCTGATGAACCCCAAGGTGAAAATTTATTCCATTTTTTTGTTGGATCAACTTCTGTTATTGAACTATCTATCCACGCATCTTCTTCTAACGCATGATAAATCCGATAATTAACAAATAAAGAACCAGCAACAATATCACTAGGACTTAAAACAACACCATTACCAGCAGAAGAATGAGTAGGAGAAGATGTGTGATTTGTAATACCTACATATCTAGGATATTTATGATAAATCTTACCCATTTTGTATCTCGAATCTCTCTTGACATCGTCATCACCATCTTTTGCTAACAAAAGCAATTCCCAACTAACTTTGTAAGCATTGCCATTAGGCATTGGTGCGTAAACACCAAAAGTATTATTAGTTGTAGGTGTCTTCGTACTACTAAAACTTGGCTCGTAAGAAAAAGAACTATTCTTATAAATTTTTACAAGGAACGGATCATTATCGTCATATTCTCTATTCCCTCTATAACCATAATTATTAGCGTTTTTAGCTGCTCCTTCTTGATATTGGTCATGGCTAGATGATGGAGTTTGAGTATCAGGAACACCTTGTAATCTTCCATTATCTCTTGCTCCTCTTGAAAAATATACTTTTAACTTTGATTCAGGTAAATCAGCTAAAAAAGTTTCACCTAATGCTAATGATTCAAATTCAGGTTTTGCTCCTATCGCCCCATTAGAAAATAGAACAATAGCACTAACACTTTCACCATATTGAGTTGTTCTAACTTGTGACCAAAGTAACTGACTAGCAACTCTGACACCCTGTCTTGCATATACCAACGGAATAAACGAACCAAGAGAAGCTAAATCTTGTAATGAATCAAATCCACTAGAAGGATTAAAACGACTTCTACCTTGAACACCACCAATCTCTAATCTAGGAGCCTGACTAGGATCTTTTGGCTTTGGTGTTAATAAGTATGAGACAGCAGTAAGAGCAATCGCAACTGCAATTTGTCCCCAAATAGTAAGAACACCTTCAACAATAAAGACTTCAGCCATTACTATTTCAGGGATGTGGTCATATTCTTTTTTCCTTGCTGTATATGCTTCCGCTAAATCTAAAAATTCAAAATACTCCTTATTAGTAATTCCTAGTGCTTTACAAAGTTCTACCTCATACGGCAATAAAGCTCTAAAACCTCCAATCCTTTTAGGGGACTCCATCGAACCG